AAAAGCAAAAGAGTGGGGGATTGATGCAAAAGCTGACCTCTGGAGGCTGCCTGCGGGCTACGTAGGCTTCTATGCTGAGCAAGATGCAGGTCTTACCTTACGACTTTGGCAACATTTTAAAACAGAGATTTCTAAACAAAGTTTACATGATGTTTGGGAAATGGAGATGGAGCTCCTACCTATTTTAATTGATACAAGAATGCGAGGTATAAGAGTTGATGAAGAAAAAGCTGCAACTTTAAAAAAAGAATTTAAGAAAAAAGAATCAATTGTATTAGGTAAAATAAAAAAAGAAACTACATTAGACGTAGACATTTGGGCAGCAAGATCTGTAGCTCAAGTATTTGATAGGATAGGTGTGGATTACCCACGGACACCGAAAAGCGATGAGCCAAGCTTTACACAAAATTGGTTAGTAAATTGTAATAACCCGATAGCGCAACTAATAAGAGAAGCAAGAGAAATAAATAAATTCCATTCAACATTTATAGACTCCATTCAACGTTATGTGCATAAAGGTAGAATACATTCAGAAATAAATCAACTAAGAAGTGATCAAGGTGGAACTGTTTCTGGTAGACTTTCATATTCTAATCCTAACTTACAGCAGATACCTGCACGTAATAAAGAATATGGAGATAAAATTAGAAGTTTATTTTTACCTGAGGAAGGTAAACAATGGGGTTCGTTTGATTATAGCCAACAGGAGCCTAGATTAGTAGCCCACTATGCTGCTAGTGTAGATAATAGTTTTACAGGAGTTGATGAGTTTATTGAAGCATATAAAAATGAAGCTGCTGATTTTCACCAAATAGTTGCAGATATGGCAGGAATAAGTAGGACAAACGCTAAAACAATTAATCTTGGATTATTTTATGGTATGGGAAAAGCAAAATTAGCAAAGGAACTAGGAATTTCAAAAGATGCAGCTGATAATCTTTTGGTTAAATATCACTCAAGAGTGCCTTTTGTAAAAAAATTAGCTGAAGCTGTTACTAACTCTGCATCAAAATATGGTTTTATTCGAACTGTAGGTGGTCGTAAATGCCGATTTGATATGTGGGAGCCTGCTACATTCGGAATGAACAAAGCAATGCAATACGAGGAGGCTAAGGCGATTTATGGAAATAACATAAGAAGGGCCTTTACTTACAAGGCTTTAAATAGGTTAATACAGGGTTCTGCAGCTGATCAAACAAAACAAGCTATGATTGATTGTTACAAACAAGGGTATCAACCCTTATTACAAATACATGACGAATTATGCTTTTCAATAAATGAAGAAAGTGATATCGTTGGAGTAAAGGAGGTAATGGAAAATGCTATTGAAAATCTTAAAGTTCCTTTCAAAGTTGATGTGGCCATCGGTAAGAGTTGGGGCGAGGCGAAAGAATAGAAACCCAAAAGTTATTAATGGTTATTATTTTGATGGAAAGAAACAAATCATTCTTTATCAGAAGGAACGTTGGTAGTATCTTCTTCATTCTTTTCTTCTTCTAATTCCTTCTCAGTTTGCTCTTTTAGTTTTTTGAGCTCTTTATAATAGTTAGGGTGTTTCCATTCAAACATGATTATTTCCTTTTTTATTTCTATTATAACATGAGCACTTTTTTAAAATCGTTTATTATTCAACAAAGTAATTAAACAAAAAAAATAATTATTGATTACCAATATGTATAACTTTAATAAAATGTTTTTTTGGAAAATTTAGAGCGAGGGAAGCTTAGGGAAAAAATCTATTTTTTTACCAGCTTTAGCTGGCTATGTCTAAAAGACCTTCTTTTGCGTCTTCCACACTTTGATCATTAATCTTAACTTTAAGATCTTTGATCTTGATATCGATCCACTTCATGTCAGGTGTTACTCTGCCCTGTTCCAACGCTGTGCTGGCCCATTTGGACTCCAACTGAAGTTTCTCCGAGATTAACTTTTGTAGTTGCATCTCTGTCTACCTCCTCAAATGTTATGTAGGTTCGGCTGCCATAAAAACTTTCATCCTGACCTACAATTTCTCCTGAGCTTACGCCATTTGCAAACGCCTCAAGAGCAGCTGTATCGTTCTCTGCCTCAAGCATCTTATCAAAATATATATTCTTACATCTTGCTTGGACGCGATATAACTTCATGTATTATTATATACCATAATAAGTGCACATTGCAACTATGTGGCTATTTTGGGCTTTTTTAGTGGGACTTTATCTTTTGGAACTTCGATAGCTTTACACTCAAATCTGACAGCAATTCTGTTATTTTCTATGTAATCCCTACTCCATTCTTCAGTTTGTTCTAGTGCTCTAAACGTATCGTAAGCGACTCTATACCCGTATTCAACGCATGCGGAATGGGTTTTGAATTGATATCCAGGAATGGCACTTGATGGACATTGACCACTCAATTGGCTACACATATATAAAACTATTATAAATTTAGTCATTTCCTATATTATCCTATAACATTTTTTCCTTGCATATCCCATGAAAATGTTTATATAAGATTCATGTTTTTACAAATACTAACAAAGAGGTTATCATGAAAACAGATAAAACAACAGGGGCTGAGTCATCAGCTGCAGAAGTAGAGCCGCTGGTTTTAAAACCAGAGTGGATGATCGACCACCCTAAAGAAGTTGAAAAACTTCACAGTTTTACTGTGACTTTTAATGAGAATACAAAACGGATAGACCTAACAGTTAATGGAGAAGAGTATAGATCCATGAACGTTAGAGACAAATTATCTGGTATGCGTAAGTATCATGAAGCCATAGATAAAATTGTTAAACTATTCAGTGATTGGGGTTTCTATGAAAACCAAAATTAACTGTGACTCACAAGTGTTCGTTAAGTGGGTTGAGAAGGTTGAGAAAATACTCAACAATATTCCGATAGTATCGAACAACGGACACATGCCACTTGAATATGACGATGAAGAATTTCAAAGAGGTATGAAAGACCTTCAACAGTGCGCAATGCGATTTGATGATATACCGATATATCCAATCAACGAAGCAATCGCAAGAAGACTGATTGAAGACCAACTACAGGGGGCAAATGACAGACCTGATTGTTAAAATGTTTGTGTTGTTCCTATTACTAACCATACCACCAAAAATACTTTTAATTATTATTGGTGGAATAACTTATCTTGTAATTAACTAATAAGGAGGAAAAGATGACAAGAGCAGTAAATAATAAATTTTTTGAAACTAGGGATTACTCTATGTTCAAAAAAATCCGAGGCAATAGACCTGTGGATGAATCACACGTGAAGCAATTAAAAAAATTAATTGCAGAAAAAGATCTTATGGATCCCATACGTGTAAATGCAAATAAAGAAGTGGTGGATGGTCAACATACATTACAAGCAAGAAAGGAATTAGGATTACCTGTTCCTTATATCATTATCAATTCAGATGATCCGCTTGATGTAGCTAGACTTAACCAAGGCAGAAAGAATTGGTCAATGGACCATTACTTAGGCCATCATTGTGCAAGAGGTAAAATGGATTACAAAATTTGTAAATCCAAAATGCAACAATTTGGTTTGCCAGTATCAGAAACAATGATTCTGTTACTTAAGATCACTTCTAGATGGAGATTGATTACAGAACAATTCAAACAAGGTGATTTTAAAATACCTGTTGGAGGAATACAAAACTGTGATCGTATTGGTAATCAGTTAATGTATCTTAAAAAGTATCTTGTTGGTATGGATAATACTAGCAGAAGGATAAAAAGACAGATCTTAACTGCATATATCATTGCAGATAGACACCCAAAGTTTAGTTTTGATAGGTTTAAAACTGCCATAAAGACTAAATCTGCTTGGCTAATGTCTGGAACTTCAGCACGTGATTATGTGCAAATCTTCCAAAAAATCTATAATTCTGGATTGGTTCCGAAAAAAAGAATAAATCTACTTGATTTCTTTGATACCAGAGAATATACCGAAGTAGAAGAATAGGAGAGGTAATGGACATCACTAAATGGAAGTCTTGTGCGGTTGATATAGAATCATATACACTGATAAGAGCAATGGGGAAGCAAGGGTTTAGAAGACCTGGCTCTATGATTGCAAAATTAGTTGATGACGAAATAAAAAAGATAGCTAAAAAAGAGGGGAAAAGCTATCAGAAGATGAAAGAGAATTTACTAGCAGAAGGCAACAAACTTCTCAATGGTAAATAAACCCTAGGTATGGCCCTGGGAGACTAGGGCCATTTATTATGCTTACATTACAAGAAACAAAAATATTCATAAAAAATTTTGCAGACCACCAGCCATTAAATAAAAAATTAAAAAAAGAAATTTTGGAAGCTAGAAAATCAAATTTACTTGCCATGCCACATTCTAATGAGAACTGTTGGCGGAGTGTATATAAATACAAGTGTGAAGAAGAACTGTTAAAGCCAATTAATTTAATTTTAGCAGAGTATATAAATCATTATTTTAATAGAAATGATATGAACTGTAAGATTTTGTATTGGACCAATGTTAATGGTTTTGGTGGCGGTAATTTGTTTCATACGCATTATAAAGCTGATTGTGATTTATCTGGAGTTTATTATGTTCAAGGCGAAGGCACAGGCACTATAAAATTTGCTACACATGAACAGATGTATTTTATGATTCCACCCTATATGCCACATGCAAAAATGATTGCTCATGACCCAAAAGATGGTGATATCCTCTTGTTTCCTTCATATTTACTTCATGAGGTATCAGTAAATACTAGTGCTAAAAATAGAATCACTGTAGGTTTTAATATAAAATTAGACTTGCAAGATCCTTCAAAATAAGTATTAATCGAATCACGTATTTCCTTAGCCTAAATGAAAAGGTGGGGCTTTAAACACCTTATTTTCATATAACAACGACAGCTTAATTTAACTTAAAAGGAGAATTAGTGGCTAGATATGTTCGAAAGAGCAGCCCAGAAGCGTTAGAACAAGCTTTAGAAAAGCTTGTAATGATTAGTCCAAATAAGAAAACTTATGATGAGATGACTAGTCTAATGTTTCAGTTGTATTGTGGAAATGATTTTGGTTTAGGAAATTTCAGTCTTTCATTCCTTGATAAAGTAGAGGAATGTTGGCGGCTAGGCAGAAAAAAAGCTGCTTCGGTAAAAGGTTTAAAACTGGTCGTCAAAAATGCCTAACCACGGTGTAATTCCACATCCATATCTTTTCCCACACCGTGGTTATGGTAATGTCAGAGCTAGATCCTGAATTTGTAAAAGCATCTGTAAAAATATGTAAAGGCTTGAAAGGCCCGGAACGAACTGACTTTATTGAAGAAGCACTAGTAGATTATAAGTGGACTGCCTACGTAAGATCTCCGAGAGAGGTACAAAGGCATTTTAGGGATGTATTCACCAAACTTGTTAAAAATTTTGGGCACTAGTATGGCTGCTGAAGTTTTAAGTCCTAAGACCAGTTCTGAACAGCGATTGTTTCAAGCTATAGTATTGCAAGCTTTTGAAGATGCCTTGACTACACAAGGTAGTAAACAAGAATCCTATCTTAAAAAAGATGCTCATGATTGGTTTTTAGAAAAAAATAAAACATTTGATAGTGTATGTTGGAACGCTGGTTTTGACCCTGATTTAATACATGAGAAATATAAAAAGCTACTTAGAGATGGTAAAGTTGTGTTTACTGAACTACAGAAGGAATGGGTTCGGTATCGAGGATTATATAGAGATTATAGGGCTGCTGATAATAGTAAGGATAGGAAAAATATAATGTTAAAAATTACTAGTGTGAAACTTGGAAAGTAGTCATGGCGGACGTATTGTTTTAACCCACGGGGGATAAAAAAAAGCACAAACACTGTTTAAGGAACAGAATGACTCGAAACCCCCGTGGTGGCTACTATCCAATAAGTGTTTAAGATGTTTCTGATAAAAAACCCCTATGGGAGCTTTCTCACTAAATAGTAACATGGGTTCAATATACAATAATACCGGACACCGGACAAATAAAAAATATACTATATAGATTATTCAGACACTTGATTAATAAAAAGTACCCCAGGGGGTAAAACAGGTGTCCCTGCTGTCCCTAAAGTAATATTATCCAGTAATATCAATGGTTTTAGCACGATTTAATGGTGTCCCTATGGTGTCCCTCTGGTGTCCCTCAGGGACACCACTTGCGGGAACGCAACCAGAAGTTTTTACTATACTTACTTTATGATGAAATAATCTATATAATGAAAATATCATGATGAAAAAATTAGTTGAGAGCGGTTTAAAAATTACAGCCACAAAAGAAGGTCGTAAAATGGCAAAGGAAGCTTTTAGAAAAGTATTCCGAAAGCATAAAGCTGAAGTAAAAAGAACCAAAAAAACCAAAGGAGCTGTGCCTACTGTTCCATATCAACTAAAAAAAGCAGATCTTAAGAAAAAAATTAAGGGAACAAAGTTAGTAACCAAAGCTGACATAAAAGCTGTTCCAGGTGCAAGAAGAAGAATTATTTTAAGAATTGAAAAAGCTAAGAAAGAAAGAAAAAGAGGTGGTAAGCCACAAATATTTGGCAAGGCCTATGCATCTGATAAAGCTGGCAAAGGTATGCAAATACCACTTGTATCTAAATTAGATAGACGTAAGATACAATCTGATATAAGTGAGAGTGTAAGAGCTTTCATGAAAAGAAAAACAGGTTTTAAAAAAGGTGGTGTAAAAAATGGTTATACTAAGGGCGGGGATGTTGCAGCTCTTAAAACTGTTGCAGGCAAACTCAGAAAAGCATCGAAAGCACATGCAGGCCAAGCAAAAGTCCTAAAAAGAATTGTATCTAAATATGTTTAGGTTAATAGAATTATTTAAAAATCTTTTAAACTTAGATTATAGAGTTAGAAGATTAGAACGTGCAAAATATTGGAAAGAGAAATATCATGGGACTAAAGAAAAAAGCATTAAGAACTGAATCTGATTTGACTCCTAAACAAAAAATGTTTGTGGAGATATATGTTAAAGATTGGGGTTCGATAACACAAGCTGAAGCTTTAAAGCGTGCAGGTTATGTTTGCAAAAATGAAAATGATTATGGTTCTATAGCTTCAAGACTCTTATCGAGGAAGGTTAATCCTCATGTGGCTAATTATTTTGACAAAAGATTTCAAAAAGAATTAAAGATGTATCAAGGTGATAACCTTAGAAGATTTAAAAGATTAGATAGATTAGCAGATAAGGCTGAGAAAAAAGATCAATACGCAGCTGCAATAAATGCAGAGTATAGGTCTGGTCAATTAGCTGGTGCTTTTGTTGATAGAAAAGAAGTCAGGGTAACAGGTCTGGAGGGTATGTCTCGTGAAGAACTTGAAAACAAACTCAAAGAGCTTGACAAAAAAATCGATGGCTACAACGCCAAAACGATTGAAGTTGAGCCCGAGCACGTTGAACAAATTGAGAAAAGCTAATTGGTCTGAGTGGGTAAAAGTTTTTAATCATGTCCACAACTCCACAATGTTTACTTCTGTAGGAATTATTAGTGTAGATATTGATGAAGAAGAAAAAAATTAATGTACCGAAAAAAATTAAGAGCGAAATTGAGAAGTATCCAATGGTCTCGGTTGAATGGTACGATATTGTGAGTGATAGCAGTTGGAGTACGTTTGACCAGCTCAGGAAGGCGAAGTTGGCTACATGCATAACCAAGGGGCACTTGCTTAGCCAAACAAAAGGTGTAACAAGAGTGTTTGGTGATTACTCATTTGGAGATGATGGTAAGTGTATTGAGTCAATAGGAAATACTACTGTAATACCAAATTCAGTTATTAAAGATATTAAAAAGCTGACCTAATGAAACGTAATATAAATCAAGAAAAATTACTGTGGCAAAGAACCAAAAAAGGACTGACCGAATGTTATTTAACCCGCATAGAAACTAGCACAATTAATGGTGTACCAGATGTGCATGGTGTTCATAAAAAAGGAATATTTTGGATTGAATTAAAATCAGATCAACTCAGTTATCCCAAGCTAAATAAGTGGCAAATAGTTTGGATTAATAAATATATCAAGGCAGGTGGTAATGTTTTTATCTTGAAAGAGACCCTCTCGAAAAGGTCTCTTAAACTGTACAGACCGGTGTCCGTGTTCACGGATCCTCGTTCACTGGTGCCGTGTCGCTCGTTCTCGTTACCCTTTGAATGGCCCGCGATCCAGGCAGAGCTGGTAAACCTTCTCCGGGAGGCAGCGTGAAG